GGTGAGCTAGGAAAAGAAGACGAGTGGGAAGTCATTGAACTCCCGGCGATCATGCCTTCGGGTAAACCCTTATGGCCTGAGTTTTGGTCGCTTGAGGAACTGTCTGCTCTAAGGGATGAACTCCCACCGGGTAAGTGGAACGCTCAGTACCAACAGAATCCCACCGCCGAAGAAGGAGCTATTGTTAAAAGAGAGTGGTGGAAGATCTGGGAGAAGGAAAAGCCTCCTTCATGTGAGTTCATCATCCAGTCTTGGGACACTGCCTTTACTAAAGGTGAGCGAAACGACTACTCTGCGTGTACTACGTGGGGTGTGTTCAACATGAACGAAGATGAAAATGACGTAAACATTATCTTGTTGGACTGTTTTCAGAAGCGGATGGAGTTCCCTGAACTGAAAGAAAATGCGCTGGCTCACTATAGAGAGTGGGAACCTGATGCTTTCATCGTGGAAGCCAAAGCTGCTGGGGCTCCGTTGATCTTTGAACTGCGGGCTATGGGCATTCCGGTGTCTGAATACACCCCAAGTAGAGGGAACGACAAGTTTGTCCGTATCAATTCTGTGGCAGACCTGTTCCAATCGGGTAAAGTCTGGGCTCCAGACACCCGGTGGGCTAGAGAACTCATCGAAAACATGGCCGCTTTTCCCAACGCACCCCACGACGATGATGTTGACAGTGCTGTTCAGGCCCTGATCCGCTTCCGGCAGGGTGGTTTTCTGCGTCTACAGACAGACGAACAGGACGAAATGCGGTCTTTCAAGCGCAAAGTAGCGTTTTACTAAGGATTACAGATGGCAACCAATTTTGATCCCGCGATGATGCCCCTTGAAATGGGTGTTATGACCGAAGAACCTGCTCTGGAGATCGAAATTGAAGATCCTGAGAGCGTAAAAATTGGGATTGACGGGGTTGAGATTGAACTGATGCCAGAACCTGAGACTGCGGACACATTTGACGCAAATCTTGCGGAGTACATGGACGACGGGGAGCTTCAGTCCCTGGCTTCTGAACTTGTTTCACTTGTAGATGCGGACATCAACAGTCGCAAAGACTGGACAGATATGTTTGTCAAGGGGCTAGAAGTCCTTGGCATGAAGTATGAAGAGCGCACAGCGCCGTGGAATGGGGCTTGTGGGGTGTATTCACCGCTTCTGACTGAAGCCGCCATCCGTTTTCAGTCGGAAATGATCACTGAGACGTTCCCGGCTCAAGGTCCGGTGAAAACTCAGATCATCGGGGCGATTGACCGGCTGAAAGAAGAGGCGGCAGAGCGGGTTCGTGACGACATGAACTACATGCTGACCGAGCGGATGATTGACTACAGGTCCGAGCACGAGCGGATGCTGTACTCCTTGGGGCTTGCTGGGTCGGCGTTCAAGAAAATTTACCCAAACCCGAGTACGGAACTGCCTGCGGCTCCGTTTGTCCCGGCTGAAGACCTGATCATGCCGTATGGGGCGTCAAACGTGTACACGGCAGAGCGTGTGACTCATGTCATGCGCAAAACTGAGAACGAGATTAAAAAACTACAGGTAGCAGAGTTCTACGGGGACGTAGAACTGGGTGAGCCTGTCAGGTTCTTCACTGACATTGAGAAGAAAAAGGCCGAGGAGCAAGGGTATACCCTTACCGATGATGATCGGTATCAAGTGTTGGAGATCCACGTTGACTGGGACATGCCGGGGTACGAAGATGAAGTTCCTTTGCCGTATGTGGTCACGGTTGAGCGGGGGACTCAAAAGGTTTTGGCGATTCGCAGGAACTGGGAAGAAGGCGACAAAAAGAAACTCAAGCGCCAGCACTTTGTTCAGTACACGTACATTCCTGGATTCGGAGCTTACGGTCTCGGTTATATCCACTTGATCGGAGGATACGCAAGAGCCGGAACCTCCATCATCCGTCAGTTGGTGGATGCTGGCACGCTGTCAAATTTGCCGGGTGGTTTGAAGTCCCGAGGACTTCGGATCAAGGTCGACGACACGCCGATTTCTCCGGGCGAGTTCAGAGATGTAGACATTCCTTCGGGGAGTGTGCGTGACAACATCATGCCGCTTCCTTACAAGGAGCCAAGCCAAGTTCTTGCGGCTTTGCTTCAACAAATCACGGAAGACGGCCGTCGCCTTGCAGCTATTGCTGATTTGAAGATCAGTGATATGTCTGCCCAGGCTCCAGTGGGAACCACGCTGGCAATTTTGGAGCGTCAACTCAAGACAATGAGCGCCGTTCAAGCGCGGGTCCATGCTTCGCTTCGGATGGAGTTCAAACTCCTTAAGGGAATCATTCGGGACTTCCTGCCGAGTGAGTATCCATACACCCCGGAAGGTGGGGATCGGTCGGTTAAGCAGGCTGACTACGATGTAGTCGAGGTCATTCCTGTCAGCGATCCAAACGCCGCCACGATGGCGCAGCGGATCATGCAGTACCAAGCTGCCCTTCAGTTGGCCCAAGGTGCCCCGCAGATCTACGACCTGCCTCAGCTTCACCGGCAGATGCTGGAAGTTTTGGGCATCAAGAACGCAGAGAAGCTGGTCCCTGTGGAGGACGACCAGAAGCCGCGTGACCCTGTCTCAGAAAACATGAGCTTCTTGACCGGCAAACCCACCAAGGCGTTCATCTACCAAGACCATCAGGCGCACATCGCTACGCATATGTCGCTGATGCAAGACCCAACCGTTATGCAGATGATGGGGCAGAGCCCAATGGCGCAGCAGATGATGGGTGCCGTGATGGCGCACATCGCGGAGCACATGGCGTTTGCTTACAGACAGCAGATCGAGGAGCAGCTTGGCGTTCCGATGACCGCGCCGGATCAGGAGCTTGATGAACAGACCGAGGTTCAGTTGTCGCGTTTGGTCGCTCAAGCGGCGCAGCAGTTGTTGCAGAGCAACACGCAGAAGGCACAACAGCAGCAAGCGCAGCAGCAGGCTCAAGATCCTGCTTTGCAGATGGCCCAAGCCGAGTTGCAACTCAAGCAAGCCGAGATGCAGCGCAAGGCACAGAACGACCAGATGGACTTCCAAATTGCTCAGGGCAAGTTGCAACTTGAGCAGCAACGTCTTGCATTGGAAGCCCAAAAGGGTCAGGGCGAAGATCCCCGGCTGAAAGCCATGAAGGCGCAGCAGGAACTTCAACAGAAGGAACAGATTCACCAACAAAAGATGAGGCAGCAGATGCAGTCCGATGCGATCAAAACTCGGCAGCAGATGATGCGGCAACAAAAGCCGCAGGCTAAGGAGTAAACATGACTACTGCGTTTGACGTAGTTATCAAAGAACTGGAAGAGCGCCGCCATGCTATTGCGGAAGCTCTTATCTCAGGTGCGGCAAAAGATTTTGCTGAGTACAAATTCATGACGGGTGAAATCCAGGGTCTTTCACGCGCTCATGCTTTCATAACCGACCTTGTGCAAAAGATGGAAAACGACGATGAGTAAACTACTCCTGAGCGACGGCCAAAACACCACCGTGTTGCCGCAAACCAACGAGGAAAAGGCCCGACAAGTGCCTGATCCTGTGACCTACCACTTGCTCTGCGTTCTGCCCAAAGCGGAAGAAGAGTACGAAAGCGGACTGCTTAAAGCAGGGCAGACCATGCACTTTGAAGAAGTGCTGAGTCCAGTTCTGTTTGTCGCCAAAATGGGACCAGACTGCTACAAAGACCCGCTGCGTTTCCCTTCAGGTCCGTCCTGCAAGGTGGGGGACTTTGTGCTGGTTCGCCCCAATTCTGGTACGAGGCTGAAGATTCACGGTACTGAGTGGAGACTCCTGAACGACGACTCAGTAGAAGCCGTTGTGATGGACCCACGAGGCATCCAAAAAGGTGGCCGATGAAAACTTGCACCAAGTGCAAACAACAGAAGCCTCTTGATCTGTTTAGCAAAAACAGCAAGACCAAGGACGGACTTCAACACCACTGCAAGCAGTGCAAGTTGGAGTACCAGCGCAAAAACTCAAACAGAAACTCTGTTGCTGCCAAGTACCGCGAAGCAAACAAAGAACTTTGCAATTTACGGTCTATAGCGTCGCAAGCCAAGAAACGGGATTACTACAACGCAAAAATGCGGGAGTGGTCAGCGCATAACCGAGAGCGTTTGCTTGCACGCCGACGCAAATGGTATGCAGAAAACAGCGCTTCAGAAATTGCAAAAGTTCGTAAACGAGTTGGCCGCATTCAGCACGATCTTTTTCTTCTGTCCAAGGCGAAACAGGCAGAAATTCAAGGGCTATACGACTTTTGCCGTATCTTCCCTGAGTTTGAGGTTGATCATGTTGTGCCGTTAACTCATGACTTTGTGTGTGGGATGCACGTTCCTTGGAACTTGCAAGTGTTGCCTGTAAGCGTTAACAGAAGCAAAGGCAATAAATTCGTGGCGGAAGCCACTGCGTAAGGAGTAATAAATGTCACTTGAAATTGAGCAAGAAATTTTGTCCAAGGGCTTGACCGCGCCTCGCGTGACGCCCCAGGACATTGAGTCGAACATCGCCAGCGAGTGGTACTTCACCGCAGGAGATGGTTGCCATGCCGTACAGACAAATGGCAGTCCCGGCGAGCCGTCGCACTACGACAGCGCCCTTGACTTGCTGACCTTCTGTGTCATCGTGCTGAAGAACGGCTTCACCGTCACGGGCGAGAGCGCCTGCGCCAGCCCGGAGAACTTCGACGCCGAGGTCGGGCGCAAGGTCGCACGCGCCAATGCCGTCAACAAGGTCTGGCCGCTGATGGGCTACGAGTTGAAGTCCAAGTTGACAAGCTAAGGAGTAGAACATGACTGAGTTTCAATTCCCGGACGAGATTAAGACTGAGAAGAAGGACGCGCCTGAAGAACTTCAGATTGAAGTCGAAGGCGAAACCGAGATCGAGGTCGTTGACGATACGCCCGAACAAGACCGCAACCGAGCCCCGATGAAGGAGGCTCCTGCGGAAGTAAATGATGACGAACTGTCTCAGTATTCCGAAGGGGTCAAGAATCGCATCAAACACTTCTCCAAGGGATATCACGAAGAGCGCCGCGCAAAGGAATCTGCGCTGCGTGAGCGGGAAGAAGCGGTACGTCTGGCTCAATCTCTTGTGGAAGAGAACAAACGCCTACAGGGTAGTTTGGGCCAGGGTCAGCAGGCTTTGCTGGAACAAGCCAAAAAGGTTGTTGCCAACGAGGTAGAACAGGCCAAGGTCAAATACAAGCAGGCATATGAAGCGGGTGATTCAGATGCGCTTGTAGCGGCTCAGGAAGAATTGACTGCTGCCAAAATTAAGGCAGAGCGTGTTAATAACTTCAAGCCTGTTGCAAAGCCTGAAGAAACTGTGGTACAACCCGCTCCACGGGCAGAGCCTCAAGTCGAAGCCAAAGCACTTGCGTGGAGAGATTCCAATCCGTGGTTTGGTTCGGACGACGAGATGACGGCTGTTGCCCTGACGGTTCATCGAAAACTTGTGGAGAGTGGTGTTAGCACAGCCAGCGACGAGTATTACGAGAAGATCAATTCCCGTGTACGGCAGCTTTTTCCAGATGCGTTCCCCTCTGAGAAGCAGGTAAAAAAGTCGGTTGTTGCTCCTGCCACGCGAAGCACAGCGCCCAGAAAGATCGTGTTGACGCAATCACAAGTTCAAATTGCCAAACGGCTCGGACTGACAAATGAGCAGTACGCCCGTGCGGTTGCTGAAGAAATGAGGAAACAAAATGGCTGAACGTAACCCCCGTGAACTGGACACCCGAGCAAAGGCTGAAAGGCCGAAGCAGTGGATGGTTCCTGATGTGCTTCCTCATGTGAATGAGGAGCCTGGATACGCCATGCGTTGGATTCGGGTCAGTACCCTCGGGAACGCTGATCCTCGCAATGTTTCCATGAAACTTCAAGAGGGCTGGGAGCCCGTCAAGGCTAGTGATCACCCAGAGACGTATGTTGCGGAGACCGGCGCGGGCCGCTTTCCGGACAGCATTCAGATCGGTGGCCTGATGCTTTGCAAAACACCGAAGGAGTTCACTGAACAACGGAATGCCTTTTATCAGCGTCAAGCTGATGGGCAGATGGCGTCAGTGGACAACAACTACATGCGCGAGAGCGACCCCCGCATGCCTCTTTTCCGAGAGCGCAAGTCTGAGGTGTCGTTCGGACGCGGTTCGTAAATCTTAGGAGTCAGAGATGGGATACCCCTCTATCGACGCCCCCTACGGGCTCAAGCCGATCAATTTGATCGGCGGGCAGGTGTTTGCGGGTTCTACCCGTTCCCTGCCAATTCAGTACGGCTACGCTACGGACATCTTCTACGGTGACTTCGTGGTGCTCAGTCGTGGTTTCATTACTCGCGCTTCGGTCTCGACCGGCACTGGAGTAAACCAAGTTACCGGGGTTTTCCTCGGTTGTTCGTACACCGACCCGGTGACAAAGCAAGAGCGCTTCTCGCAATACTGGCCCGCTTCCACGCTGGCTGATGCAGTCGCTATTGTTTGTGACGATCCGGACACGGTGTTCAAGGCTGTTGTTTGCTCGGCTACTACGGTGCTTGCCTCTGGTGCTTTGGCACTGGTGGGCACGAACCTGAGCATGATCAATAACACCGGCAGCGCCAACACTGGCAACTCGGCAAACGCCGTGCTGGCTCCGACCGCTACCCCCGTTTCTACGATCCTCCCGGTTCGTTGCGTTGGTGTGGTGGAAGACACGGCCTTCAGCGTTACGGCCTCTGGTTCGTCGTCTAGTACGACTATTACCCTCACGGGTTCTGGTTTGCCTACGGCAATTCCGGTTGGTACTAACGTGGCGTAC